ATTCTTCAAAAGGTTTGAAAGTTGGACTTAAATACTACCCCGGAAACTTTGTTATTCCCAATAATTTGTGGACCTTTACGTTCTATAACCCGAACTCAACCACTGTGACTTGTCGTTTTTCTTACGGGCATGTCACTACTACAGGTGTAGCTGTTGAAGACGGCACATCCACTATTGCTAACGTTGCGGCTAAAACTAATAGTACTAACAATATTGGAGTCGGCTCTTTTGCAGCTTTCATTCTTGCTGCCGCCGATCCCGCTAACGCTGGTATTTATTTTGGTTTTCAGTTCACGACCGCCCCTGCGTGGATGGCTTCTGGCTTGACTTTGTCAGTTAGTATGCCCGGCATAACCGCCTCAGCACCATTGGTTTGGAAATTATGGACTCTCTGGGATCTTCTTCCCCCGGAATTCGCATTACAATGTAAAACACAGTTCGATCTTGCATCTAGAACGTGTACTACAGGTATGCACTTTTTGTTTCAAAACACTACGCCCGAAATGGCGAAGGGAGGGAACGTTTATGCTGCCAGACTACCTGGCAACACCTACAACATTCCCGGAACTATCGATGGCGTTGTCTCACTGATAACGTCACAGGTTCATCATCGACTTGATGAGAATCATTTGGCCAATGGGTTATCCTATTCCCATGTCCCAGAGAAGATCCAAGATTGGATGTTTCAAGAGCCTTTAGATTTAGACCCTTACGGGGGTAACCCGCTGAATCTACCCTTCCTGTTGTTGGCTTACACCTACACTGGACTCGACGCTAACGCGTTTTTGTCGCTGAATTTGGCAGCTACAATGTCTCTTGAATACCTGACTGTTGATCCATCTAACGCCTTCGTTAAATGTAACGCTTTGCCTGGTTATATGGAAGCTCTCGTATCAGAACTTTCTAAGGTCAACGTCCTCTCTGAAAATCCCGAACACGTGAAAAACGCTTTAAAAGCTGTGAAGAAAGTTGTCACTTCTGACACCTTCAAGATGCTTGCTCGCGGTACTATCTCCGCCGGCGTCAAATTCGCTCCTTTATTGCTATCTTTGCTTGTTTGATTTCAAAATTTCACCTCACAATCCGCATTTAAAATTTTTACCTGATTGTAAGTGAAATCTAAATTTAATTTAGTTATGTTACCG